CTTGCTACATTCGGCCTTGAAGGATCTAAGAAAAGTAGTAAGAAAGACGATAAAGTTGCAATGGGAGATGGTATGGTTCAAACTATAAGGGTAATAACACCTATCAAAATAGAAGGTGCTGAAGTAATTGACCCTAAACCTAAAAAATGAAAAAGCTACTTCCATTTTTATTCTTAATGTCAGCACCAGCTTACGCTGATATAAAACAAGAATTTGTCACTTCTGCACAAATTTCTATTGACTCTCCTTATGTAATTACAAATGCTGCTCCTAACAGTTACAGCATAAGCGGAAATAATATAACAACTTCTACAGGATCAGGAGATTCTCAAGTTACAAACGGAATTGGTGGGCTTAACTTGGCGAGCATTACTAACGGACTAGCTGGAGTTACAGCTACTAATAAAACAGTAACAACTGCTGGATCGGCTTTCAGTTTTAGTGAGAGTTATCAAGCTGGAGATGCTACGCAATCTGCTATAACACCTAGTTCTGGGATAGCAACTCTTCCTGTGCTTGGTGGTCAGACTACTGTTATCTCAGGAGGCACAGCAGGAAGTTTAGCTTTAACATCTCTTTCATCAGGAATACATACTTGTACTGCTGGAGGTAGCGGAACCAGTTGTATTGGCTCTACTACTGTCCGTATTACGATTGACTAGATTTTGGTTATTACTTTTACTACTATGTCCTATAAGAACACTTGCTGTTCCTGTAGTTCCACAATTTCGTAGTGGTTCGAGTCAGACTTCTTCAACATCTGAATCAGTAATAAATGAAACTATCACAAGTCATCAATACAGAACTGGATATAGCTACTCAAGTTCTGGACATAATATCGAAAGTGCTGATCTTAACGGATATATCAACCCTACAGCTACAACTCTTACAGAACAAACAGTTGGAGGAGTAAATTTTAGTTGGACTTCACCAAACTTAGAGGCCGTTCCAAGATGGAAAGTAGTAACTCCAGGATCAGCCTTTTCCCTCCAAGAAACTCTAATAACACCAGGGTTAGACACAGTAACGACAATAACAAGAACAATAAATACAAGCACCACAGTAGAAACTACAACTACATTTGGGCAGTAGCTTTACTTCTTTGTCCTACTAAGGTTTTAGCTAATACAACCGTGGCATCCCCAAGTTCCAACGCTCAGGGGGTCGTTAACAACAATGCCACCATGATTACGCCATCTGCTATGCCATCTTTCAGAATGAGTCAGGGTATTGTTTGTGCTTCTCCTAGTCTTACCATTACTCCTTATGTGACAGATGCTCATACATTTTCCTTACCTAGAGAAACTGTTACCAGACAAAATATTTATGATGAAACTACTGGAGCGATAAAATATGTGCAGGAAACTCCTAGATTTGAAAAGGAAAACTTTAATTTGAATTATGGTATATCTGCTCAAATAAATATCCCATTAGGCAAGTCTCCTGCTCTTTGCCATGAAGCGACCCAAGTAAATATAGAAGCTCAAAAGTTATTGATAAAGAAAACTAAAATGGAAATTAGTTTATATCGTTTGGAGATGTGTGCGAAACAGGCAAAATTAGGTGTTACCTTCAAACCTAATACTCCTAGTGCTGTTACCTGTGAAGATATTGTTGTTAAAATTCCACCCAATCAAGTTATCCCACATACTCACAAATTAAAGTAGACAAGCCACGGGCTGAGGTAAAGCTTGTCTAAATGAGGTATCTAACAACCTTCTATCACTTTACATCTTTTTTCTTCTTTGTAAGTTTTTTAACGATATTCTTAATAGCTGGTTTTATTAAATTGAGAATAAAAGGGCTACTCGCAGCCACAAGGCCAATAATAGCAGTAGAGACAATAGTGCTAGGTTCTGGGATGTATTGATCGACAAAAGGAACGTCTTCATAGATAGTTATACATTCGATCCCATCATCTCCTCTTTTATGTGAAATAACACGTTCCAGTTTCTTTTCGTTACGAAAATCTCCTACTCTCTGATCTTTTTCATCAGGACAAGGTGGTATAACTATTTCTTCTTCTTTAGCTTTTGGTATCTCTGTATTTTGTGTTTCTGGTAAAGCATCTGCTTGGTTATCAACAGGTGCTTGCTCTGTAATGACAAGATTCTCAGGTGTATAGTCAAGAGGAATAAAACTAGGGAACGGAAAATCACACGTTGTAAATACACCATTAGGATCTTCCAATAATAAATTACGATTACCAGTATTTTTTATATCACGATGCTGATAAGTACAACCAGGAACATCTATCTCAGGCGGTGTTGTAATGGTTAGATAATGAGGAGTATATATTTCTGGTACGTCTGGGATAGAAATATCAGGTATTTTTATATCAGGTATCTCCATCTTCTACCTCACCGATAGAAATAGACCAGCCATCTTCTCCAAATTTACCTTTTTCTATAATTTTTGGTTTCTTTACCTTTTTATCTAATTCTTCGTGATATTTTTTTATGTCATTATCTAGCTCTAAATTGAATTTTTTCATTCGCATCCAATGAACTAACTTATCTATATAGTATTTTATTAACTTCTTAAAAAATTGAAAAACCATTAGTCATACGCATCTCTTTTCTTCAATACTTCTACTTCTGCAAAGCATTTAGGACAAGATAAATTAGTCATCACAGAAAACTCAGGATAACCATTCATATTCTCTTCAATATCAATGTGACAACCGATTATTAATTTAGTATCGCACCAATAACACTTCATAGACCAAGACCTTTTAGAATAGGTAAAGATTCTCCTGTTGTGTTAGGTAATCCTTTATCTAATAGCTTTGGCATCATTCCTTGAACATTACCTAAAACTTTATTCATCATTTTTGTTTGGAACTGTTCTGAAGTTACATACTTGTAACCAAAGTACGCTCCACCACTCATGGAGGCTACCATTACAAATGAGATGATACTCAAAACATTAGCAATTTTTTGAAACATGATAAAATATGCCCTAATTAGAGCCATGTCAGTTATGACATTAGCTACATTACTGTTAATTATAGGTCTATCTCCACTCTACGTCACTTTAGGAGCAATAAGACATCAAATGATAAACAAACCTAACAAGTAGATTTAATTCTACAGGACTTTGTTCTACACGCTCCAGAACAATAAATTTTACGTTGTTCCATCGTGTTAAAACTTGTACCACAAACAGGACACTCTCTTACAAGTATCCCTTCTACTTTTTTACGTTTTCTTTTATAGGTTGTTCTTTACTCATTTCTTGCAGTAGCAGTTGATATGCTTGCACTCCACCTTCTAAACGTAAAATATATTGCCTTTGATTAATTATTTCCTGTTGCCATTCAAGAATCTGTTTTTCAATAGTTTCTTTCATTAATATAAAGTTTTTCCTAGTGTAACCGCAGCATCTTGGTCTGTGAAGTTTTCAGTTGTCCAAATGCTAGTCGTACCATCTTCTTTTGTATAACCTTTAATTCTTTCTAAATGATCTACATTTCGTTTGACTCTTTCTTTTTCTTCAGTCGTTAAAGATTCTAACGCTGCTAATCTATTTATAACAGTCACGCTATCGCCAGCGTTTTTAAATAAAGTTGCGATTTCCTCTGTGGTACGTTCAGCCATAATTAAACAATAGTAAGAGTATCACCCGAACTTACAGTAACAGTGATGCCTGAGTTTACAGTAATAGGTCCTGCTGCCATTGCATTAGACCCACTTAAAGTATAGTCAGCAGCTACAGTTTTAGCATTTTCATAGAACGCAGCACCATTAGTTACAGCAGAAGCACTTATAGAAAAACTTAAAGCTGGTATTCTAAATTTAGTTATATTGCCATCACCTAAAGTTATTTCATTGTCTACAGTCGCAGAACTAGCAGCAGCATCATGACCAATAATTATATTATTATCACCACTTGTTAAATCATTACTTCCTGAGTTTGCAGAGTCGTGGCCAATAATTACGTTTTTAGAACCAGAGCTAAGATCAAGTCCGCTACCCCTCCCAATACAGACATTTTCCGTTGCTGAAGTGGCGTCTTTTGCGGATTGATAGCCAATAAAATTATTGCTTGAGCCTGTAAAATCTTGTCCAGTAAAACCTCCAATAATTATGCTATTACTTCCACTACTATATTGACCTGCTTGTTGTCCAACACAGACATTATAGCTGCCTTCAGCATCAGCCATTAATCCAACAATGGTATTAGATTGTGAAGTTGTGATTGATTCACCTGCTCTACGACCGAGACAAGTGTTCATTGATCCTGTTGTAATATATCTTCCAGCCCCATCCCCAAAACAGGAATTATCAAAAGAGGTACTGTGTTCTGCTAATGCGTAGGCTCCAAACGCAGAATTTCTATTTCCCGAAGTCGTTGCAGTACCAGCATCAAACCCAAAAAATGTGTTTTGAGTACCATTAGTGATGCTATCACCAGCATTAGTACCTCCTACAGTATTGTTATCAGCGTCAGATGTAACCCCACCACCACCGCCAATTTCTTTGACAGTTCCACCGTCATTTACATACAGTTTCTTAGCAGAAGTATCTAAAGCAACTTCACCGCTTGTTATATCACTTGTTGTGGGTGTGCTAGTACCTCGTTTTAGCTTAATAACATTAGCCATTGGCCTTTACCTCCTATGGTCTAAAATGTTCCACCATCTACATCAAAACCAGATGTAGATCCATCCTCCAAAAATGTAACCAGGTCAGACAACGCAACTTGTTTCATCGTTCCAGCGTCATTTGTTACGAAACGATCTCCTGTAGCAAGTGTTGTAGAAGTGGCAGATGTAGTTCCATCACAAGCTGCATTAATTTCTGTCGCTGTCGCTGTTACCCCATCTAAAATATTTATCTCTGAGGTAGTAGCAGTCACCCCATCCATAATATTTAGTTCGGAAGTTGTAGCAGTTACACCATCCATTATGTTTAGCTCTGAAGTCGTTGCTGTGACTCCATCCATAATGTTTAATTCTGAGGTGGTGGCTGTTACTCCATCCATGATGTTCAACTCAGTGGCAGTTGCAGTAACACCATCGAGAATATTCAATTCAGCAGTTGTTACAGTAGCTCCATCAAGAATTTGTATCTCTGTTGATGTTATTGCAGCTAGAGCAGAAGAAGCACCTGACTGCATACCTGATAAGTTATCTAAATCAGCGTCATAAGCTTGAACATTAGAACCGATTGCTAAACCTAAACTAGCTCTTGCAGTAGATCCACTCTCAAGTACAAAGTTTGACCCATCTCCAACAATAAAATTACCATCAGAAGGTGTAAGACCTGCAATATCAGATAACTGAGCGTCAAAAGCCTGTACGTTTGTTCCGATTGCTAATCCTAATGCTGTTCTTGCTGCACTTGCACTTGTAGCACCCGTTCCACCGTCCCCAACAGCAAGAGTTCCTGTGATAGAACTAGCGGAAAGATCAACAGCCATTTCTGTTGATTCAATTACTATTCCACCATTGGATTTAAGATCAACACTAAACTCATTACCAGATTTATCTAAACCATCTCCAGCAGTTAAGTTTCCACCACCACTAAATTGTGTATAAGATAAATTATTAGTGCCGACAACAGCAGATCCTTTGTCAGAACTACAAACAAAGCCTTCATCAGCTTGTGTAGAACCTTGCTCAACAAAGGTGAACATTCCAGCAGCATCGACACCAGCAGCTAAATCATCTGTTCTTGCCCATGTACTTGCTTTACAAAGATATAGTCCGTTCTGACTTGCTGTACTTTGGTTCTTAACTAAAACTCTTTCATCAGCAGAAACAGCAACGCCATCAATAGTTTGCGTTCCAGAAAGTGTAATGTTCGCAGTAGTAGCAACCTTAACACTGTCTTTAATATCTAATCCTTGACTGACACCATCTACATATCCCTTAGTCGCAAAATGAGCATCAGCAGTGGGCGTAACTCCTGTTACTGGATTGGTTGCAGCAGCTAATTCGTCTACTCTATTTACTTGTACACCTGCATCAAAATCAGATATTTTTGTATGTGCAATGGAAGGAATATCAGCAGCAACTAAGGCTCTAAATGTAGGTGCAGCAGCACTTCCAGAAGCAGCACCAGCTAAAACATGATTGGTTGTTCTTGTTGTTGTCTTATCAAAAAACGCTCCAGTACCACCAACAGTAATAATTGAACTCGCAGAAGGTGGTGTAGAACCATTGTCACCAAAACCATAATATAATTTCAGATCGTTTTCGTTAAAAGCTAATTCTGATGGAGATAAACTAGAGGGAGCACCTGCCGATCCACTCGCTGCTCTCTTTTTAATTCTTATAGTGTTAGACATGGCCTAAAAGTTTCCTCCATTAACAAGTGTTAGTTTGGTAGTAGTATCATCTGCTTTTAATGTACCACTAGATGCGTGATAATACACCACCGAATTGTCAACTGCACTAGATGTATCTATAGCAGTCGAAGCTCCTTGAGAACCTTGAGTTGCCACCGTGACAACCCTTGTTTCACCGTTAACAGTAACGGTATTTTTGGTGGTTGTAATGTTGACTTGACTCATGTGGTTGTGTAGCCCTCACTCATAAATATCTTACCCTCTAAATAATATTCTTTAAGACCCGATCCATCAACTAATAACACATCGTAAGCTAATATTTCTGGAGTAAATGTTGTTGTTTGGGTGTCTGTTAATGCTATAGAAAAAGATCCTGCTGCTCTATCTGTATAAGTAACAGCCCAATCTGCATATTTTGTGGAACGTGATTCATCCCAAACCTGTGCTGCTACTGTATATCCTGTTAAATTTATTGCCGTTCCAGAGTTATCTTTCAGCACAATAGGAACACTGTGATCTGACCTTCTTTGAACGGTCATGTTGTATGTTCCAGGTGCTATTGCCATTAGGTTGATACTTCGTAAAGTGTTATACAGCTTGGAGCACTATCATTAGAAATCCTCATTTCTGCACTATTACCTGTGTGATTGGTAGTAAATTGAACCTTATATGTAGTTGCTGATGTAGTTGCAGGTGAATCTAACTTTTGAATAGTATAGCCACCTTCAGAAATAATTCGACTTTGACTTGTTACACCAGCTTCAATGTGAACTGCTCCTGTATGAGTTGATATTGCTGTGCTACCTCTCAAAAGTTTAAAACTTCCGCTAGTTTCAGTAGCTTCTCTAATCAAAAACCATTGCATTGAAGCGACTACTAATATTTTACTCGAATTGCTTGAAGGGGTTATGGCTGCTGTAACTCCAGAATCAACAAAACTACCACCTGTGTCGCTAACTTGACTCGTTGTTTCTGCATGAACAATTTGTATAATTCCACCATCAGCACCACTAACTAAACCACCGACAGGAACGATTGAATTGACTTTAAGTTGGCTCATGCTGCTACCTCCATTACTGTGATTGAAGAAGCACATTCTTTTGTGTACTGAATGTCATTCTGATTTCCAGTTCTATTTAAATACATTGTTTCTGACCCATGTGCTTGTGCAGAAACTTGAATATGATATGTTAATTGAGAAGTGCTTGATGGGCTATCAAGATACTGAAAAGCAACATTATATACACTATTATCTTCAGCAGTTGGAGTGCCTGTTGTAACTCCTTGACGGCTTGAAGAATCAGCACCTTGAAATATATCTGTTGAACCTCGCTGTAGTGCAAAACCTGTTCTATTGTCAGCAGTACCACCAACAGTCATATTGACAAAAATCAAAACTTTTGAACTTGTTGAAGATGGAGTAATATCTACTGTCATGGGAGTACAATCAACAAGTGAGCTACTTGATGTTGAAAATTGGTTTGTAGTAGCTGTACTAACAACTTGTAAAATCCTTGAAAGATTATTACCTGATGTATCTTGTAAATTATTAACTTTTAATGTACTCATGGCTTGGGATATTTAGCTTTAACTGCTTCGATTGCTTTTGCAAAACTACCACTTGAAGTAACCGTGCCAGCGAGAATATCTTTATAAAGATTGTCTAATTGATCTCCGATTGATGGGTATATTGTGTCTGTCGTGCCAGCAACACCAGTTCTTTGACGTTGATATAAAGAAGCAGCAGCTTCAGCATCTAGAGTTGTTCTTGCAGCATCTATAAGAGATTGATCTAAACTTATAGAATTACCACTTGCATCAAAAGCTCCTGTGCCGTCATCAATCGTTACAGCATTTGGATAGGCTTTGCGTATAGCTTCGTGATCTAAGGCCATAATCAGTTTTTAATTAGATTATACATGGAAATACTCATCCTGATACCTCCATTACTGTAAGCCAGCTTAAACCACGTTCTAATGAATCAAAGTTTCCATCATTTGCTGTTCGGTTGTAGTATAAAGTACCACTACCGCTTGCTAATCTAACTACTATTGTATATGTAACCGCAGAAGTTGTACTAGGCGAATCTAACAAACCATTAAATGAAATATTAAACGGTGTTGAATCATTATTATTATCAAAATAACCTTGATTAGGTACTGATATGCAAGTTCCACGAACACCATCGGCTGCACCTTGAATAATAGTTGTCGAACCACCTGAAACTGCTCTTTTTACTGCAAAATGTATCTGATGTTCGTTAGTACTTGGCTCTCCCATAAAAAAACCACTAATTAACATTAAATTAGATGAGCTTGTTGGGGTAAGGGTTACAGCAAAAGGTGTGTCAGCATAGGTTTGATTTAGGCTGACACTTCCTGTTGTATGTCTAACAGTCTCAGTGACACTTTTGACTTGAGTTATTCCACCGCCACCACCTGTTGGCACTCCCGCAGTCGGTATTATACTGTTGACTTTTAATTGGCTCATGGTTTTATTATATACACTTTTATACTACAGTCCATGTCTCTCCAGCACCAACTGTAACTGTAACTCCGCTTTGAATTTCTATAGGACCAAAGCTTCCTGCGTTATGTCCGTTTGAAATTGTGTAATTTTGTGTAATAGTCTGATCGTTTTCCCAAAATATCTCATTAGTGCCGCCACCAACTGCTCCACCTCCAGCAGCAGCCCATGACAAAGTACCAGAAGCATCAGATACAAGGGCATAGCCAGCAACAGTGGCATCAGCATCAGGTAATGTCCAGGTAAGACTAGAAGAAACTGTGGCTGGTGCTTGAAATCCTACATAATGACTACTATCAGAATCAGCGAACCTAAGATCATTCTGTGCTTGGAGCGTCAATCCATTAGCATCAAATATCATCTGCTCTGTACCACTGGAAGAAAATCCCATTACATTTGCAGATTTTCTAAATAATCCTAAATCTGTATCTGTATCAAAAGATAAGGCTGGAGTAGAGGCACTTGAAGAATCATCTATCAGTAACGGACCTGTCATAGTACCGCCAGCTTTAGATAATAAACCCAAGTTAGCCGAATCTATATTTCCTATTTCAGTAAAAGCACCGTTGCTTGAGTTTCTTATTTTTAAAATATTTGTAGTGGTATTTAGAAATGGCATACCAGCTACACATTGACTTGAAGCTAAGTCAGATGACTTTGAGTTGCTTGATTGGATCGCAGCAAAAACATTATTAAGATCAGTTCTTACATTTGCTCCAGAGGCATTTTCAATAGTGTAGTTTGTTACGTCAGCCACAATTAAATACTATTTTCCTCCATGTTACCCTCCTTTGCCGAAACCAACAGCACTGTAGGTAAAGTTCCTATCAATACTAGCATTACTTGAGTTTTTAAAGTGAACTGTGAAGCCAGTTCCAGATATACTACTAAGTTCAAAATAGTCACCTGTTGCCATATTCTGTGGAGAAATATTAACAGAAGGTAAAAAACTATTAAGGTTGCCCAATCCAGACGTTCCAACGAAAAATGGTGCTGTGAATGTAACAGCTTTTGCTCCTGCTCCTGACGCTATAACAGAAGATTGTTCTGTTCTTGATGGCATAGTTGCTGTATATCCTGCTTGCTGAAGATTCATATTCTGTGCTGTATCTGCTGTTTCTAAAGTGATTCTGAACTGAAATCCTCTACCTTTGAATGTTCCATTAGCAAAATCATTAAACGATGAATATGTAGGAGAACTAGAGGGATTATCAGTAGTAGTTCGTACTGCTACTTTTGCGTTGGCATCATTAGCAATCGAACCATCAAAGTCTGTCCAGGTATCTATATTATCTGTTCTATTATCAAATCTATTTCCTGTATAGAATCCCACCCCTTGAAAATGTCTTTTTAAGACAAGTGAGAATGTAGCACCAAGATCAAGAGTATCTACAAAGTCATAAGTACCAGTGGCATTTGCTGTTGGATCTATAAGTTTCAATCCACCAAGAGATGAGTCGTATACAACATTAGATTTAGTTCCGTTATATGGTGTTCCGTCAGTATCCTCTCTGTCAGTTTTGACAGTAATAGAATCTAAAATATCAACAATAGATAAAGCTACACTAGCTGCTGTAGAACTAAATCTACCGCCATCATCTTGGAATTTAAGAAGATAAGTACCAGCTAAAGCAGGTGCTATAACCTCTGTTACATTTCCTGCTGCTGCTTCAATAACATCTTGAGCCGATTGAAATGTAGCCGCACCGCCAGTTTGATTTGTATGTCTTACATAAACCCGACCACCATGTAAAACATCTATAGCAGTTGCCTGTGTAAATCTTAACCTTACAAACTGTTCATTAATAGGCTCAATAGTAAGTCCAGATACATCTTCTGGTAACGCAGTTTTACCTTGAGCTACAAATGTTGTTTCAGTTGGATTAGTAGATAAGTTTAAAGCTGCATTATAAGAAAATACTTGAATTGTATAAGTTCCCTTAACAGTATCTAGAATTTCAAAATCACTACTGAATATAACCTGAGAAACATAATTACCATTTTCTAGTTTGTAATTTACTAAATACTGAGTTACACCTTGAACTGGTTGCCAATCAATAATTAATTTACTTCTAGCAATACTATTAATAACTACTGTTTTTTCTGTAACTGTTAAGTTGCTTGGAGAACTAGCTGGTGCATTTAATACTGATATTGTTCTTGTAGGTAACGCAGTTCCATCTTCAATAAACGCATACTTGCCTTCGACATAAGACAAGGCTGTAATTACGTAGTTAATATCATCTTGTTCTTCAACTTGAATTACCCTAAATAACTGAGTCTGTAATGTTGTACTAGATATTAGATAAGGTGAATTTACATTTGGTGCAGAAGTGAAGGCAGAGGCAGTCGTTCCATCGGGTTTTGTGACACTATTAACTGTAATAACTGCACCTGTAATATCAGATATTGAACCTGTTTCTACTGTTCCATCAGACAAAATTACACTGATAGTTGGGTTATCATTTAAAGCTGGTAATGTTGTTTGAGCTTCTGCATCAATAGTGATAGCAGTAGTTGTTGCAGCTACTACACGACCACCTCTTCTAGCTCCTGCTCTTACTGGATCGTTTATTTCAATAACAGAACCAGGTCTGACTACAATTCCTGAGTCTATAGATGTCGAGAAAGTAACAGTCTCACTTTCATTTTGTTCAGCAAAAAGTATTGCACGACCTAATCTTGCAGCTTGATTACGAGATGTACAAGCAAATGCTTTTACCTGTTTTACTATCGTTCCAAGTTTTGATATTGCCGTTGCATCTTCTACTACTTCAAAATCCACTTCTTTTGAATCCATATTGAAGTAACTGACAGAAACAACAGAATGACGTTGTTTTAAACTGCTACCTTGATAGGTAAAACCTGCTTCTCCAACATTAGCTAAATTAAACAGATAACTAGCTGTAATTGGCTTATCTTGAGATATGGTTACAGAACCAGCAGACCATATTGGCATACATCTCATAACACCAGCTAAATCATTTATTGCTGCAAACGCTTCTTTTGGACTTTGAATATTTACATTACAACTGAATCTAGCTTCTTTAGCTCCTGATCCCGTGCCATCGTCTACCTCTTCATTTGCATATTTACTGGCAGCTACAAAACTAAATAAATCTAAATTACTGTCAGTAACATGATCTCCCAGACCATATCTAGTGTTTGTAAGTAAATCAAGTAAACACATCGCAGGGCAGTTTGTGTAAACAGCAGCACCCATAACTCCATTAAATATATAACCAGTTGGGTACTGTATTCTGCCTGTTTGAACATCAACAGTAGGCGTACCAGAACTAGATGCTCCTGCTCCTGGTATTCTTACTTTTACTCCTCTAATACGATATTTTCTTGAAGGAATATTATTAAATTGTTTACTGTCTAATCTGAGAGCTACATAAGCACTATTCGGATAAGTTGAATTATTATCTATAACTTCTTGAATACTTGTAAAATTAAAAGAATTTACTCTTTGAGTATCTGTACTGTTTGCTGTAATACGAAGAACTCTTACATCTACGGTAGTAAAGCCACTGGTTAGCTCTATTCGATGATCTCTAGCGTAAGCATCAGCAGTTCTACCACTAACAGATGCTTCGATTTTAGTCTCAAAAGCATTAGAGTCATTTCTTACTTGAATTGCATATTTGACTGTATCTCCTCTTACATCTCCATCATCTTCTAAAACTTGAATCTGAGGCCAAGTTAAAGTAACAATTACTGCATCTACATCTGTATTTGTAATCTGTCTAGTTACTAAACCACTTAATCCAACAGTTTGGGCAGTCCATGTAACTCCACCATCAGTAATTGTCTGTCCAATAGAGGCAGTTAAAAAAGCAGCAGGTTCAGTAGTTCCAGCTTGTCCTGCTGTTGTGCATTTAAAAACAATTATGTCACTAGCTGCATCATTACCAGATTTAACTATATTACCAACCGTATAATTTGTACCAGTTATTGTTTCCGTACCATCGTCATTCTGTGTAGTAACAACTGTCCATGTAGTAGCTAAATCATCATTTTCCACTTCAATCCCAACAGCAGTAGGTGATCTGCTTTCGGCAGGAATACCACTCATTGCTGTCTGGTTTGACGTTCCAAACTTAGATTTAAAAGTTACATCTTTAAAATTAAACTTTTCTTCACTTGGGTTAGTGCTATTAGCATCAGCAGCAAGTATTGGAGTGTCATCAAGAAACACATCTTTTAAACTTGCATTTTGATATGCCGTAGTTCCTTTACTTAGTCCTTCTTTGGATGCACTAGCAAAGCCTTCAATTTCTCCTTCAGAAATTAAATCTTGAACAGTAGCAAAACTTCTACTGTGTAAAGTATCAGGAGCACGATATGGAGGTGGGGGTTGCCTTGGTCTACCACCAGAACCTTTAATAAGTTTAGTTTCGTCTGTCATGCGTCTACCTGATTAGTGTCAATCGCTGCACTTATTACAACACTTCCTGTAAATATTTCACCATAAACTATTGGAACAGGAGTACCTGCCCTTGATGTGTTCTGCACTCCACTAAAACTAAAAGATAATTGTGGATCTTCTTCCGAATTAAATTTTTGTGGTTCTGGTAAAGGGAATAATAAATCAGAAACACCAGACAATACTAAAGACGCTCCAACGTAAACCATGCTTTTTGTCAAAAGACCAACGTTTGCTAAAGATCCTGCTTTTATACCAGCCAGTAATGATTCACCTCCTGTTGCAACTGGCATAAAAAATGCACCTGCAATTAAAGCAGCACCTAATAATATCTTTCCAAATCCTCTACCAGCACCACTTATAGCTGGAATAAAATGTATATCTTCTTGTCCAACAGGATATGATATTTCATTCTCATCAATCTCATAATTACCAACTTTTACCTGATAATATTTTGGACTCATAAAACGCTCTACTTCTGGAAAATTATGTATTAAAAAACTTACTGCCTGTGAAACACTACTAACTTTTATCTCGAACTCCTTATGTCCAATAAACTCTGCTAATTGTCCGTATAATTTTAATTTACGAAGCATAGCGATACCTCTTTCCTGTACATTTTAACAACCATTCAGAGTACGGCTCTCTACAAGACAGTCTATCGGTTAAATGGTGAATAACATCTCCTTCAAAAAATAATGCTACATGATTTAAAGTTGGATGCAAAATGCTCATAAATAATAAATCTCCATCTTCTAGTTTTTCATTAGGTCTAAGTTCTCTAAAGCCTGTTCGCCAAGCACAGGCTTCAAACATAGGTTTATCATTAAATTCTTCTAATGTAGTTGGTCTTTCCCAGTCCCTAAGTTCAATATTTTTTTCTTCTTTATACCAATCTCTTACCAAACTCCAACAATCAGTTATACCCCATACCCATTGGCGACCCAATAATGGAGGTTTATATCCACATGGTTCTAAATATGCCCATTGCTGAGTTTTTGGATTAACAATATGCCAAGGTAAATTACTATTTTCACAACCAATTCTGTCTGCTTGACTAGGATTAGGAGGTGTTATTGGATGACTATGAACTATACCTACAATTTCACCTGTATTATCTGCTTTTACATAATCTTCTGGGTCGATGATGAAACATTGATGATCTGTAATTGAGAGATTACGGCAAGGATAATATCTTTCTTTACCTTTTACATTTAACAATAGACCACAACATTCTCTCGGATCTTCTCGTTGTGCATGAAGTAGTGCTTTATATTTCCAAGTCATCCTACAAACGTACCAATAGCAGGAAATATGGATCGAGTGCACTGACGTTTGGGTATTCTAACTCCTGCTAAATCTGTAGGAGCAGCAAGTTCAAATTCAACAACTTCTCTAGTTTCTGTTGATTTTCGATCTATTGAATATACTTCTTGTGGAAACTCAGCAGTTGGATCAGCAGTTGCATTTGTTCCATCAGCAAAATTAACAGCGTCAATAAATTTAGCTAATGTTCTTATTCTTGTTACTGTAGCTCCTGTTAAATCATTACCAGTTGTAGTTTCGTTTACCGATAAAAGTATTGATGAAATTAATCCTGTAGCATTACTAATAGTTATCTTTGGTCTGGGTAGCTGCCCTTTTTGAAAAGCAAAACCTGATGCCTGTATCGGAAATCTTAAGTACTCATTAGTTGCCCAAACTATCTTTCCATTTGCATTAAGATTACTTCCAGCGTGAAATCTATAAACAGTATTCGCACCATGTAATGCTGTGGATAGTTGAAGGGTAAATAGTTCAATGATCGCTGACGGGTTTATGTCTTGTAGATTGCTGAATACTGATGAGTTTACTGACATTATGATGCTGGCTCAAATACTTGTCTAAAAGTAGCTTGGATAGTAGCTCTATTGTTATATGGTATAGATTTGTTCCATCCTTCGCAAACAAATTCAGAGGATGAACTTTCTCCAGGTGGAGTAAAAGTAAAGCTATCACTATCGTTTGCTCTTGCATCTAAAAATGTTTCTATAGTATCTGCATCTGTTTCTGATACTTCAAACTTAAGATTAAATATCTTAGGGTTTTGATGTTGGGCTAAACCAAATAATATTCTATGTTCATAACCATCAGCAAAACGAACTGTTCTAGTATTAGGTGCTGATTTTTTTTGTTGTCCGTATGTTGGAGTAATTGAAGGAAAAGTAGCCATTATGCAAGTAAACCTCCAGGTCTTTTCTGCTGTACTAATTCAGATTGTATCGCAGCAGATATAACAAGACCAAGTTCTCTACCTTGCTGTTCATCTCCTTCTACATTAGATCCAGAAGCATCTACATTTACCACGACATTTGTAGATCCTCCACCCATTTCATGATTTGGAGTAACTCTACCTGTAACTCCTGGAGTAAACATCTCAGGACCACGTTCTCCTACTATATAGGACTTACCTGCTTTTGCTGGACCACCATTAGCAAGTAATCCACCAAATATGTTTCCTAATAATCCTCCACCTTTCGTTAAATTACCAGCGACATTTCCAAATAAACCGATATTTAAAAAAGCATCTGCCATTTTATTTAAAACATTTCTAAAGGCATCATTTAAACTATTTGCTCCTGTTATCAAACCTTTAATTGCGGTACTCATTTCTGTTGCAAGTAAATTCTTAATATCTTGAGTTATCTGTTTTTGTTTCGTTAGACCATCAATTCTTAATTTGTTATTGAAAGCTATTTTAAAGGCTTCTTCATCAAATAAAGCTAATTCTTCTTTTGTTAATCCAATTTTTGCCTCTGTTAAAGCTATATCATATTCAGATCCTGTTAATTTTATTTGATTTATTGTATTTTGATCTTCTAGATTTTTTGTTACAGAATTACTGCTTTCTTTAAGTCTATCTAATTTTTTTATTGCATCGTCATAATTTTTCTGGTCTTCATCTTCAAGGCTTCTCATCTCTTTAGCATTTTCTTTAAGAAATTTTTGTAAATCTAAATTGTCTTGTCTTAATTGTTTTTGTTCTAATAAATCAAGAATCATATCACTTTCTTGATCTGATATTACTGCTCCTGCTTTTACTAATTTTTCCATAATATCTTGATGTTGAAAACGAACTTCTAATGATTGCCTCATTTTTTCTGTAATATCATCATTTAAAATCGCCTCTCTTTCTAAACCTTGAATTTCAGCTTGTATTAATTCAAAACTTGTATCTGCTTGAACATTTGCAAAATTTTGTACATTAAGATCAAATTGCACATCCGTCATCTCACTTAATATGTTTCTTTTTTTTATACCTTGTCCACCTTGACTCCTTAAACCTTTAGTTCGTGTTTTAAACTCATTTGATCTTTTTACTTGTCTTTCAGCTATACGTCTTTGCATACTAGAAATTAAATTATTTAAAATTCCAGTTACACCTATTAATCCTGCAACACCAGATTGTGCTCCAAGTATAAAATCTCCAAATGTTTTAGATAAAGTTTTTGTACTTGAAGCAAATGCACTTAACTTATTAGCACCTTCTTTTCCAATAATATTTTGAACTCTATCAAATTCTTTTCCATTTTCATTCATTGCTTCCCCTACTTTTCTTGCACCTTCAACAAATCTATCTACAGCAGCACCTAAACTTGTACCAACAAGTGAGAGAGCAAAACCAAACTGTCCACCTAATAATCCACCTCCAAAACCTCCTAAAGCACCACCTACAGATGCACCTGCTCCTTGTCCAAATAATAATGGAAAAGCACCACCTATTAATGCGTTTGAACTAGCACGACCTAAATTTTGTCTCCTTCGTTGTAATCTTTGTCTATTTTGTAAAACTTTATTAATTCTATTTTCAAGTTCAAATTCTCTAACAGATTGTTGAAAATTAGCTTTCCTTGCTTTTTGAGAAGCCATAATACTAAATTTCTTTTTTATTTCCTGTGCAACAGTTTGTTTTGTTTTTTCAACACTTTGTTGAACTAAATCATTTTCTTCTTGCCTACTTTTATTAACCTTATCTAACTCATTTGCAAATTCTGTTTGAAACCTTTGCCTTGTTTTAAAATCTTCTTCTAGACCACGAGTTCCTTGAGTTTCTAATCTTAAAAGACCAGCTTGTAATTGTTGTTGATCTGCTGCTGCTTTTTTTGCTGTTGCTCCTGATAAGTTATCTAGTAACTTTTGTTGTTGAGTTAATCCTTTATTTAAGTTTTGATTTGCTTGTAATAAATCTTTTGCTGCCTGTACTTGCTGTTTTGTTCCAGCAGTTGCCTCACGAAAAGTAGTTCTAGCTTTAGATAATTGTGCGTTGAGATTTGAAATACTTTCATTTACTCTTATATTTTGTTTTCTAAAAGTATCAAGAAATTTATTAACACCATCTACTTGTTTTGAAGTTTGCTTAAGTTGATCTGCAAACCTTTTAAGCTCTTCTCCTCTAACTTTTACACCAATATCGACATTATAATTAGCCACTTGCTATAAAAATTAAAACATTTTCCCTATATTACCTTCTTTTGCCTCGTAAAGCACTAGCTTTTTGTGCTTGTTCTTTTTGTTTTTCATATTCTTCATTTTCAATTTGATTATAAGCAGCCCAACCCATCATTTCCTCAATAGTCAAAGTTTCACATAATTCAGCTACAGTTTTATGCAACTGTTTAGCTAATCCATAAATAAATTGCCAATCTTTATTAGCTTTTCAAATCGGCTTTAGCCTCTTCAACCTCCTTATCAGCACCAGCATTAATCATAGCTAATTGTATTTCTTGTAAAACACTTGCTTCAACTTCTCTTCTTAATGATGCTTTATCTCCATCTTGGAAAAGTTTTGAACCATTTTTATCTAAAGCTTTTTCAATCATTAATTGTAAAGCAAAGTCATTAGAATCGTCAGATGATTTTTTCTGTATTGATTCTCTTTCTGCAATAGTTAAAGGATGCCAATAAATAGTCAAAATAATTTCATCATCTTGTTTAACATCATGCTTATAAAGTTGAGAAACTCCAAACTTGTTTTTTAAAAGATCAACTGCTCTAGTCATAAAATTAGTATACTTACTTTAGTATACTAAGCGTTAGCGGTAAATTGGCAAGATATTAATCCTAAAAAATGTGAAGAGTCATCTAATTCAATAGGAGCAGGGCCGACAACATCAAGCACTCTTGGATCACAACTAAAAGTATCTGTATAAGTAGAAGCATTTACAGAAGTAAGTCCATCAATAACAGCTTCACCTAATTCAGATAACGTAGCACTACCTTTTCCTCTAGGAACATAAATATTACATTGAATTACCCCAGAGTAAAAATCCTGTGATGCACCTTGAGTCTGTGTTGTAGCTTGTGCAAAATCTATTGACATAACAATATATTTTTTAGTCTTACCAGGAGTTTTATAAACCATATTGTCATAAATCATTTCTACAGTTGGATCAACATCTGCAACTGCATCGGTAACTGCTTTTTCAAAAGCTGCTCTTGTGTTAACTAAAGTCATAGATTTTCGTAATCAACAAATACAGAACTAGGATCACTAAATCCACCAATACCTTTTCCTTTGAATCTAACATTATCAGATTTACCTCTAACACCAGTACCAAAAGCAGCAATACCTAGTTTTGGTTTTTCAGTAAATATTCTATCTATAAGTGGTTTTAATTTTCCTTGAACATATTGAGGTATTTGACTATTAGGAGAAGCTAAAGCTCTAGCTGCATATTGTGATCTATTACCAATAAATACCTTAGAAAAAGGTTTAAAGTTAGGTATCGAATCAATAAATCTAGGTTCAATTACTGCTTGAGGATTACTTTGATCTCCTCTCCTTCGAGGTTTTATATTACTCCAAGGAGCAACTGATTCTCTTGCTTCATCAGGTCTAGGTCTTTGAGTACTAGCTGTCCAACTAGAAACAAAAAATCCAGTATCAACAGGACTATATTCTTTTGTAGATAAATCAGTTAATACAGCACGAACAAAAGTATTTAAATCACGTTCTAAGTTACCAGTAAGATCCTTTTCTATATTTTCAATACCTTTACTTCTAGCCATCAAAACCTCACCAATAATGTAAACAGATAAGTCTGTCCACCTTGCCTTGTATCTATATTAACTATCTGTCCTACTCTTGTAGATCCAGCATAAGTTAATGTAACTTCATCTTCAAAACTAGGTTGATTATCACCAATCAAATCAGGTGTAATATATATCTTTGCCTCTCTTCTTTCTCTACCATCATCTTCTGTAGATTGAACAAACTCAACAGGAACTTTTAAATCTGAATAAGTTGTATCAACAGTAATATTTTCTCCAGTATCTACGTTATAACTTGAAAGTCCTTTTTTTGTATAAACAATAGTTGAATCTAAAGAACTACCTAAATCAGCAACAACCTGTTTGGCAACACTCTTTAATAATGAATCTAATTGACCTGCCATTATCCTCTAACCACCCTCATCTGAAAAGCACCTGCTCCTCCTAGCATATATGCCCCAAGGTAACTCTGTAACCAAGGGTAAACATCCATAATATTATTTACAGATCCACTTCCCTGACTATCAGTATTATATTTAACTTGAATATCTCCTAATTTAACTTCAGAAAAATTACCATCTTTACCAGTTGTACCAGTAATAGCATCAGTATCGTTTGCTAAAGCTCTAGCTAATTCATATTGTGCATATTTAATATTATTAGGAGTTGCAGAACAAGCTAATTCAACTCCATCTACCTGATAATTATTTCTAGGAAACTTTAATGCCTGTCCATCATCACATCTCTCTCCGTAATACACAAAACTATCAATCCATCTTGTAGCTGATATTAAAGCTCTATTTTTTTGATCGTCAGTTTTATTAGTCCAAGTTGAAGAGTCTGGTACTGTTTCAAAATATGTATTAGCTTCAGTTAATGTGACATAACTATTAGCTGAAGTTCCTTTTAAAGTTGCATCTATAGTTGCTGCCACGATTAATAAAGTAATTTAGTTTTATTGTAGCGTAAAGAAAAAACCCCACCAATATTTGATGAGGTTTTTAATTAGCATGACCAACTGC